ATGGTGAAAAGACTGTGGATGCAATTACGAACATCGGGTCGGGTTCCATCCCGGTAAGCGTCAACTCGTAGCCGCTGCGGTCCCCGAAGGCAGTACCAGTTCCAGCGGTTCCAGCGGTTGCTTCCAAGCCGTTGGCAGAGCCTAACAACCAGTAGCGGTTGTTGTTGTCTTGGACGATGACGATAACACGGTTGCGTACCAGCAAGCGGAGTTCGTTGCGGACTGCGACTTGCAGTTTGTTGATCGTGAATGTTACTTCGGGGGTGTAATAAACCGAGCCGTTCTCGATGCTTGCATTCAAGGTTTCAGTCAAAGATGACGTAGCCTTAGTTAAGTCGTACTCAAAGAACCCACCCGAAGCGTACCCAGTGAAGCCCGTTACCGCACCTGAAAGGTTGGCATTGCAGGACCCCGTTGGGATGAAGGATTGGACATAAATTGTTTTGATTCCACCTACGGAATCACGGCAGCCAAGGGCGTAGCCAGTTGTTAAGGAGCAGGACATATGTGTGTTTTGGTTTTAAGTTTCAAGAGAACAAAAAAGCGAGGGGAGGTTTCCCTCCCCCCTACACATTAGGTCAACTTGAAGTCAACAACCAAGTCAGGGTAAGCGATTTGGACACCTGCTTTGAAGGCTGCTTGGAAGCGGACTTCGTCGTTGTCTTTGCTGAACCAAATCGAGAACTGCTCCTCGTCGGAAAGCAAGTCGGTTCCGTAGAAGAAGTTACCGAGGTACGAAGAAACGATGCGGTTCGTTCCGGTCAATCCGGGGACTGCAATGACACGGACGTTTGTGCCGGGATACATGATGTCCCCGTCAGCAAGGCCAGCCAAGTCAACTTGGTTGTACAGGACGTTAGCGGTTGATTTGAACGCACCAAGCAACGTGCGGAAGTTGTCCCAACCACAGAAGATCACGAGGTCAGTCTTGGTCAAGATGGCCTGTGGGATTTGGTTGTAGATGCCGTCAAAGATGGCGATTGCGTTGCCTGTGGTGATACCAACGGACGCAGAAACCGCTCCTGTGTTACCGCTGATGGTAGAACCCGAAGCAGCGTTCAACAACTGGTTGACACCGCTGAAATAAGTGTTGCCCTTCCAAATTGCATTCTCCAAAGCCTCTGCGATACGGAGAGCCTTCTGCTCGCTGAATGCCTGCTCGAAGGGAACACTCTCGTAGTTAGAGCCAGCGGTCAACTGGGTCTGCATCCAGTATTGTTCCAAAGAGCGAGGACACAAGGTTTCCTGCACCTTCATGCGTCCAACGGTGATATTCCGCTGGGTGAAGGCAGTCGTTCCTGAAGTGGTGTAACCGCAAGCATCACCGCTCTGCAATTGTGCATCGGTGTCCATAAGGTTGAGGGCAGCAGCGAACTTGATGCCCACCTGCTTGGTGAACAGGGCTGCTGAACGGGCCGAGAACACGGCCTTGGTGATGAGAGGGAGCCTCTCTTGGTCGGTGTAGGAGGTTAATCCTGTGAACGAATATGCCATTGTTAATGGGGGTTTAGGGGGTTAGTTTTTTTTGAGTGATTGTAGTGCTTGTGCAAGAGCGTTGAAGTTCTGCGAGGCTTGAGCCTTGCGTTGCTCAACGATTGCAGAACCGCTGGCCTTGGGGGCTTCGGCAGGGAGTTCGGAAACCTTTTCGACGATGTCGGCCATGGTTTCAACCTGCGATGCGAAGGCAGACATTTTCTCTTTCATCTTGCCCATTTCAGCGTATGCTGCCTTGAGTTCTTCCATGATGGCTCCGAGGTGCTTGGCGACGATGGCCTCCACAACTTCGGGGGTCATGGCAGGATAGGCTTCTTTGATTTCTTCGGTAACCTCAACGGCTACTTCGGGGGTGATTTCGGCAGCAACGGGCAAGGCTTCGATTTCGGGGGTCGCTACTTCAGCAGCAATGACCTCGACGATTTTGCCTCCTTCGGTCTTGATTGTGCCAACGCCTTCAACAACGTGTTCGCCATCGGGGGCAGGAAGTGTGCCGTCTTCGGCTACAACGTAAACGGCAGTCCCGGCAACGAGGTCGCCATCCACACGGACAACCGTGCCATCGGTCAACTTGTAGTCAGCAAAGGACTGCTTTTGTGTGCTGAATTTACGAAGTTCACTTCGCAGGGATTCGATTGCGTTTTTCAGGTTCATAGTTGATTGGATTTGTAGGTGGGGGTTAATTGTTGCAAAAAAGCGGTTAATTCGTCAGCGAGGCCAGCGAGTGCGACCTCCAGTTCGGATTCGGTCTTGTCCATCCCGAACAGGCCCTCAACGGAGAACCCCCGGAACAGGTTGCGGTTGTCCCACACCTCGTCGTTCTCTACTTTGAAAGAACCGAACCAAGAGCCATCGGGGGTGTCCTCGTAGCCCTTCGGAGGCATCACGCCACGCTCGGCATCGGTTATAAATGACTCGAACATAAACACTCCATCCAGTTCAGCGTTGTGGTAAGCGTTGACGTTGTGCTGGTTGCCTTGCTTAAAGTACTTCTGCACGATTTTGCGGATGGTGGCTTTGTCAAAGACGACGTAGTACTCGCCATAAGTTTCGTCCTTGCGAAAGATGGGAGTATCTGCAAGCATCAACGGCCCGGTCAGCACTCTCCGCTCGCCTGTTTCGGTGAACTTCTGCTTGGCTTTGCTGAAGGCTTGGAATGGCCGTTCAATCGCTGGCATATCGGTGAGGGCCACGAATTGGACCCCTTCATCCACCTCGTCTACGGTCATTCGGTATATGGGTAGTTCCATGCAGGTAAATGTGTTTACGCTCCAAGAGTTGCAAATTCCTCCAACCTCCGAACCCTGCGAGTGCTTTGGGTGATGTCCCTCTCCACCACATAGGCTCGCATCGGTGATGAACCTTGACCTTGGCCCATTGCAGCACCATCGGTTCCAAGCATAGTTGTTTGAGGGTTGGCAAAGATTGGAGCAGGTGCAACCTCTCCGCCTTCACCACCCCCGGCAGTCAACGCACCACCGCCTCCACTTGCCGAACTCCCTTGGAATTGGGTCTTACTGATTTTGGCGACCTGCGCCAAGCCTGTCGCAAGGGCGATACCTGCGTCAATGAACTGACGACCCGTTGCAAGTTTAATCGGGTTTCCTCCAGCAGTCAGGGCAGCGGTTACGGCCATGAAGGTGTTGATAAGGGCTTGACCCATGCTGGCCTTCTTGTTTATCTCAAAGGCTTTCCGTTGGTCTTTCTCGGACTTGCCCAAGCCAGCGGTCAGCAAATTACCAAGCGCACCAACGGCCTCGGAGGCCATCTGCAAGTCCTGTTGCCTACGATTGCGTTCAATCTTCGAAATTTTGTCTGCACTATCCTCTGCAATGCCTTGCTCTTTTAATCGCATTTCCTCGGTCAGCAGAATATAGGCTTTGGCAAACTCGTCCGAATCCGTGAATCTCTTTTTGAGGTCTGCTTCCCTTTGTGCCTTTTCTTCCCGAAGGATTGCAAGTTTCTCATCTCTTAAAGCCCTTTCCCTTGCGAGTTCATCGTTTATCCTTCCAATTTTAGCCAAGCGAAAATTCTCGGCTTCTTGACTGGCTGCCGAATCCATTGCCCTCAAATCCTCTGCATCTTTCTTCTGCTTTTCTATTGCATCGGTTCGCAGTTTGGTTTGATAAGTCAGCCTTGCGACCTCTTTCTCGTGAATCAGTTGCGCTCGCTCTTCTTCTTTCTCGGCTGCTGCAATCCTTGCGTCATAAGCAGCCATCAAGAGATTCTGAACCTTTGCCTCGCTTTCCCCCCTTGCCTCCGCAAGTTCAACCTGCCTTTGCGCCAATTCGGATACGGCTTTCAGGTCTTTCGTTTCAATGCCCAAGAAATCCTTGACAACCTTTGTGAGTTTTTCCCAGTTCTCAACAAGCAATCCAACACCAACAATCGCTGCACCAATACCCGTTGAAATCAAGGCGGTCCTAAAGAGGCGAAGGCTTACGATGGTTCCTTTGAGCGTCTTGTCGTACAGGGCCGTTGCAATCCTGTTGGCCGTCATTGAGATAGCCGATTCCTTTTGAAGAAGGACCGTTACCTGTTGGATTCCGTTGGCAATAGCCATGGTCGCATTGACCTGCAACATAGCCTTTTGGATGTCCTCGTTTTCCTCACCAAACAATGCAGCAGCACCTTGGGCGATTTGAAAGCCAGCAGCAACGCCTTGGACCGCTTGCGTGAATGCCTCAATGTTCTTGGTGTCCGAGCCAAGGTTTTTGACCCTTTGGCTAACATCGCCAATGGTGTCGGATAGTTCCCCTGCCTCGGCCTCTAACTTCCGAAACTCTGCGGAGTTCTCTTGCCCTGCGACCGCAAGGTCAACGAGCGCACGTTGTAAATCACGGAGCCGTTTCTTTGCGGATTCCGTTCCCTGACCTGTTGAGTCTTTGAGTCCTACTTCGAGGACGATTTCTTTAGTAACTGCCATAGTTTTTTATTTGTCTGCCCATGCTGGTAATCCCGACACAACCTCCAAGACCTGACCTTCGGTCCCGATGCCCAAGTTGACCCAATCGGCTCCGTCCCAATACTTGATGTCCCCTGCCGCATCGCCCGGAGTGAATCCTGCACCTGCTGCACCGGGGTCGCCCTGCGCTCCTGTCGCACCTGTTTCACCCGGAGGGCCTGCAACCGCTGGGAGTTCTTTGATGGTTGGAATGGGAGGTACTTCGTTCGGGTAGTCCGAATCCGTTGCAGGAACAGGTCCGTCGTAGGGGAAGTAATAGATTTGCTTTGGGGCAAACTCGGTCAAGTTGAGGATCCTGCGAAGGGTTACCCGGCAAGGCTTCTGCTGACCTATCTCGTAATCCCGAATCTCAAGCAGCCGCCAACGGACACCTCCGTAGTAGATAGGGGTTCGGAAGTCGAGTTGGCTGATGTCCACCGCATTGAGCATAATGGACAACTCCAACTGCATCGCCTCACGACTGACGGTTTCTTGGATAAAATTCCACCAATAGACGTTGAACAGGTTGTTGTTTGTATATGCGTAAGGGTCGCTATTTGCGGCGATATTCACCGCATAATACAACTGTTTGGGGATTCCAAAGGCAAGGTCGAAATCTGCTGCGTAAGGGTTGTTAAGGTGGCTGACAAAGGGCAGATTCAGCAACGACTCTGCGAGTGCTACCGAACCGCTGACCCCATATTGGTAGGCCCACGTCGTCGGTGCTTCGATGAGGTTGTATTGGGCTATGCGGTAACCGCTCTGCAAGGTCTTGATGGTTCCTGATAAAGCGGAGCCGTCCAAGTCCCAAACCCTTGCAACGACCTTATCCGTTGTGAAGTTTGCAGGGATTAGAGTGCTGCAAGAGAGTTCAACGACGTTCTCTCCTTTGCCGTAGAAGTTGTCGGTCGTGAAGATTCGCCCTCCGTAGCCTTCCTTGGCGAGCGGGTAGTTCGACTTATCAAGTTTGGAAAGGTAGTCCCCGGCATCCTTGTACTTGAACACGATGGTCTTGTATTGGTTCGGGTCCCCGTTCGTGATGTTCTGCTCTGCGTTCTCATCCGATTTCTGCGACCAGTCAACCACACCGCTGAAGTAGAAGTCCACCCAAGGCTCCACGATGAGGTTCTTCGGGTCGGCAGGGTCCGGCATGAAGTAGAGGTTGAACATCTTTTGCAGGT